GTTTAGTTTATGGTTGGAAGTTAACTAAAAAGTTTGGAGTATTTTTAGAAGGAAGATTTCTTTCGATGTATGACGTACAATCATACGAATCGAAGGTTGGATTAAACTGGTTAATATATTAGTGGCTAAAAGAAAAAGAAAAAAAGCTATACGAAAGACTACCAAAGGAAAGGGAGCTAACTATAGAAAAACTAAGTCTGGAGCAGGAATGACTGCTAAGGGCGTTAGAGCTTATAGAAAAGCAAACCCTGGTAGTAAATTAAAAACTGCTGTTACTGGTAAAGTAAAGAAAGGTAGCAAGGCAGCTAAAAGAAGAAAATCTTATTGTGCAAGGTCTTTAGGGCAACTGAAAAGAAGCTCTGCTAAAACTAGGAATAATCCTAATTCTAGAATAAGACAAGCACGTAGAAGATGGAAATGTAGATAAAGGAGACATTATGAATTGTGAATGTGGATGTGGATTATGCCTAAGTTAAATATGATAGGCAATATTATTGATAAAGTAGCTGGTCATGTAGACAAGTTTACTTTAGACAAAGAAGAGAAAGCTCAGTTAATTATGGAAATTAACAAGGCACAAATAGAAGTCAATAAGATAGAATCAGGTTCTTCTAGTTTATTTAAAAGTGGCTGGAGACCATTTGTCGGCTGGGTTTGTGCTATTGCTTTATGTTATCATTTTGTATTACAACCTATGTTAGCTTTTGTATTAGCTGCATCTGGGTATCCAATGATATTACCTGAATTTGATATGAGCACCTTAATGACTGTTTTGATGGGATTGTTAGGTCTTGGTGGGATGCGTAGCTTTGAAAAGGTGAAACGTAGTGCCTAAACTATCTCAACCACTTAAAGACTTTAATAAAGGATTGAATGATAAAGACTCTCCTAAAGATTTAGGAGACGGTTTTTTAGCTGAAGCTCTTAACGTAGACTTACATTCTGCTGGAAAGATTACTGCTTTAGGTTCTTTTGTAACTGCTCAAATATCTAGTACAAATATAACGGTAGCTGCTATCACAGATTTTGAACCAGGCTATGGATTGTTTAGTTTTAGAACAGATGTAGGTCCAGAAGATGGAAACGATGCGGGAGAATATTTAGTTTATACTGATGGTGCCGGAGTAGTAAAGGTAAGTAATGCAGCTGCTTTAGCAGCATTCAATTCATCTGACCTAGGCTCTAGTAACACAAATACTAGACCAGTATATTATTATGCTGATGGAGGACTTCGTATAGCAGACTCTAATTTCTCGAATACGGGAAATAAGCAAATAGGAATAATTAGAGCTGAAAGAACTGCGACTCCATATGCTGTAGTAGCAGATGCAATGCATGATTACTCTGGAGGATTTCCAATACCAGCCGATGCAGATATAGATGCTCTTTCAACTACGGTGGCAGACCCTACAGCAGAAGAAGCTGGTACTCTACCTACAGCAGATATAAAAGTAGAAATTGAAGCTGCTGGCACAACTGGATTATGGCCAGCTGCAGATTATAGTATTGGTATGTCATATGTATATTATGGAGGACAGGAGTCTTTAGTGTCAGACGTTCTTGGAGTAATGGCCTTGACAGATGCACAAATAATACAATTAAGTGTTTCAATAGGAGATATAGGTCACGACTCTGCAGGAAAATTTAAACAAGGAGCTCGTTTGTATGTTAGAGATATTAACAATCCAGATGATGAATATACCTTATTATTAGATATAGATTTTGAACAAGGCTCTAGAATATCTTTATCAGACTCATTTGACGCTTTTGTAGAAGAAGCTACCGATTCTGGTACAAATATTAATGAAGGTGCAGAGTATGCAGATGATGATTTAACGTTAACCGTGCAAGATGGTACTCAATTTGCGGTTAATAATGTAATTAAAATAAACGATGAAAAAATGTTAGTAACAGGTATATCTACTCATAACTTAACAGTAACAAGAGGATATGCTGGAACAACTGCAACAGCTCACGGTGATGGTGGAGATATATTTAAAATACATTTAGTTACAAGTGACTCAAAATCAACTAATGCAACTAGTACTAATGCTATTGCTTATGAAATAAAAGCACCTAACTTTGATACCTATTCCAGTATAAATGGATATGATGTTCAAGAAAAAGAAATTACTTTTAACGGAAATGCTAATTATGGATATAAAACAGCGGTCGTAGCAAACCAAAGAGCTTTTGTAGGCAATGTTCTGTATAAAGACTCTGAAGGAAAAACAAAAGTTATGGGAGACAGGATACAATATACTCCTATTAGGAAATATGATACATTTCCACAAAGCTATTACATAGATATAGGTACTAATGACGGAGATGAAATAATTAAAATAATAGAATTAGATGACACTTTATTAGTATTTAAAGAAAAAACATTATATGCTATTAACATTTCTACTGGTTCTGATGCGGGATGGTATGTAGATGGAGTGTTCCCAAATAGAGGGATATCCAATCCTGCAGCTGTTTGTAAAGCTGCTAGAGGAGTTTACTTTGCTAATAAGTTTGGTTTATTCTCTTATGGGGTAGAAGCTTTAGGTGCACCGTCAGTAACATTGAGAGTGCCAACAATTTCTAGCAACATAAAAGATTCTACATTTAAAACGGACGTAGGTGATGATGCAACAACTACTCAGGTAGGTTATATTCCAGAAAAAAATCAAGTTATTGTTTTAGGACAAGCAGATGCAACTAATTCTAAAGGATATCTCTATGACATAAAAACAACGTCATTGGTTAGCATAGATACTGGTAGCGTTTTGTTTAACGAATCATTAAGTAATTTTGTTCTTTATGGTGAAGAGTTGTTAGGAATGGGTAAGAGTAGTAGTGCAGGTATAGGGAAAAAATATTCACCTGATGCAGTAATACAAACAGTAGATATTAAAACAAAAGAGATGGACTTTAAATTACCTTCAGTTGATAAAAGATTTTATTCTGTATTTATAACTTATACTTCTGGTAACAATGCTATATTAACACTTGGAAAAGATGGAGGTAGTCTTACAGATAAATTTACAGGAAGTGGAAATGAAAATTTATTAGATAGTGGAAGTTTGGTTACTGAAGAGTTTATAATAGATTCTAGTCATAGAGCAGCAAAAAGCATTCAACTTGGAATTTCAGGTGCAGTTGCTTCTGGATTTGAAATACATGATATCTCTGTAATACTAAGAGCGAAAGGACAAAGATAATGTCTTTAACTAGGGGAAGAAAAACAGTTTCTGGAAGTAGTAAGCAAATTAGAAAAGGTGCGGTTGCTAAATCCGATTTAAAAAACGGACAAGAAGTTCTACAATATCATAATGGTAGACTTAAAGTAATTAGAAAAGAATTTGGTAAGATATTTGAACTAGAATTTGTACAAGCAAAAGGGCCTGCAGAACAAAAAGAATTAAAAACATTTGCTAAGAACTCTGATATTAAATCTCCTCAACAGAATGCATTCAAGATTATTAAAGGTGGAGTAAGAGTAGCTGGTGGAGGATTAACTCCAACAACAGCTAATAAGTTTTATGGTGCTATCCCAGATTCTGGAGATAGTTCTACTAAAGCTGGAGAATTTCAAAAGTCAGCCGATGGAAGTAATGTTATACCGAGGTAATATGGACTATATCCTTGACATAAATAAGAATAATTTAGTACTTTATGCTAATGAAGTATATACAAATACTGTTAATAGCAGTAGTGTTAAATATAACAGGAGATAATGTGAGCGTTAATACTAATCAAATGAAAAGACTTATTAAAGACGTTTGCGTTCAACTAGGAGAAAAATATGCAAAAATTGAGGCTTTGGATATTGTCTATGCAACTGGACTTGTGGAGAGTAAGTACGAATACATTGAACAGATTGGACCTGGTCCGGCTAGAAGTTTTTGGCAAGTGGAACCCAGCACAGCCGTGGACAATTGTAGAAATTTTATATCAGCTCGTCCTGAGCTTATGCAAAGGGCTGCAGATATTCTTGGCATTGACCCTTACCATTTTATTGACCCTCAGCCTGATAATTGGGACTGGATTCTTCGTACTAATATTGCTGCTGGTATCTTGCATTGTCGTATTAAGTACTGGCGTGTACCAGAGGATATCGAACATAGTCCAGAAGGGTTAGCAAAGTATTGGAAAGAACACTATAACACAGAAGAGGGTGCTGGTAGTGTCGAACATTTTTTATTATTAACAAAAGGAAAAATATAATGGCAAGTTTTGCAAGAGCTTTAAGTAAGCTAAAAAATCAAAGTAAACTAGATGAAGCTTTAATGAGAGCTAGACTAGGAAGTGACATCGCTGTAGAAAGTCAAGAAATTGAAGCAGCAGAAGATGATTACGAAGGACAAACATACAGAAATCAAATGGGACTAGAGCGTGATGCATTAAAAGATTCATCAGTCGGTGCAATGGCAACTGGAGCTGGAACCCTTGCTACCGCAGCTGGTGCAGTTAACCCATTAGTCGGAGCAGGACTAGCAGGTCTTGGTTCTTTATTTGGTAGAAGTAGAAACGATAGAAGATACTCTGTAGCAGTAAATTTAAAATCAGGAAAATTTGGTAAAAATAGAAGAGCGGCTCTTTCAGATAATATTCAAATTAGTAATGACTATTACGCTATGATAGGAGACCAACAAAGCCTTGTCAATTGGGCTGGAGCTTTAACAGATGCAACGAACGTATATAGAATGGGTAATACTTTTGCCAGCAAAGCACCTGCTTTTGAAATTCCAAAAGAAGAAGGATTAGATTTATCTTCAATCCTTGAAAGTAGTATTAATATGCAAGGAAGAACAGGGCAACAAGAAGATAGATTACAAAGATTTAATAACATATATCAAGGCATATATCAAGGAATGGAGAATTCATAATGGCATACGACCCTTATAAAGATATTTTAAGCAAAATGAGCACTAGCTTATACAGCCCAAGCTCTCAATTTAATCAGAAATTAGACCCTTATAATTTTGGTAGTACATCTAACATGGGAGATGATGACGCTAATCCAGGAGATACTTCAGACACTGGCACTCCAGGATTTACTCCTTCAGGTGCTCAGGCTGGTAGTGGTTCTTATGGAACGTCTTATGGAAATTTAACAGGGTTATTAGGAGATTTAGATGCACCCGCTGGTGCATTACAAGACCCTGGAGCACAATATGGTTTTGGAGCTGGTAGTGAATATGCTGGATATTTTGAACCTTTTGACACAGAAGGTTATAATGAAAGTGTTTCTGCTTTAAAAGAAATGGAACAAAATTTATTTACAGGAATATCTGAAGGATATACAAGACAAAGAGATAAAGCTAGAGGACAAATAGGAAGTAAATTAGACGAAGTATTAGATAAGTCAAGTGCTACTGGCCTTCAAATGGGTTCTACCAAAAGAAGAATGTCTGACGTTAGAGAAGTTGGAGAAGAGAATTTATTGGGATTAGGCCAAGACACTAGAAGTAGATATCTAGATGTTCAAGAAAATGTAGGAGCAAGAATGGGTGAGCTAGAAAGCTCTGTAGTAGACTTCTTATCTGGAGCTGCACAACAAGCACTTCAAATTCAATTAGCAGACCCTACATCTACTGGAGGACCTACCGGAGACGGAAGTTCATGGACTCAGCAACCAAAAGGAAATCCTTATGGAGCAGGTGATTCCGCTGTTACTGCATATCAGTCTGTTTTTTCAGACCTTACTAATGCAACGGCAGCCTATGAGTACTTTGTTTCTTTAGCACATACAAATTTAAATTCAACACAGTTAGCTGAACTAGCACAATCTGTTTATGCTCAGTATCAAGGCGACGAAGAAAGCGGAGGAAACTAATGGCTAGAAATCCAATATTCCCAAAAACACCTGGAGAAAATGTAGTAGATAGATTCTTAAATCAAACATTACCTAGGGTCATCTCTCAAAGAGAAGATGCAAAATATAGAAGTGAACGAGACCAAGTAGCAGATAAAAAATGGAAAGCACAGTATCAAGTTACTCTTGCTAGTATAGATAAATCTGATGCTCAAGAATTAGAAAAAAAAAGAAACCAGTCTATTACACAGATGGACAGCTATAATAATAGCATAGATAAAGCAAGACATAACAATACGCCTGCAGGAATGGCAGAAGCTGAAAGTAGGTTTGGAAGTATTGAAAATAATACTGGATATTCTTATTATTACAACAACTTATCTCTTGAAGACAAATCTAGATATATGACTCCAGATGATAAGTTCGCTCAAATAAATAACTCTCAAACTATAATGACAAAATCTAGTAGTAATTATATAGACTTTATAGACCCCAATGGAACCCAAGAAACTAGAATGGCGGCTTATAACAAACAAACTGAACTTTATAGAGATGAAAAGATTCCTTATACTGAGCTTGTAAAAATGCAAAGTTTTGCACAGGGAAAAGGTTTTAAACTTGATTTTGGTGTGAAGACAACAACTACTAATGGAATGACACCGTCAAGATATGAAGGACAATTTAAAGAACTATCAGGTTCTATAGCAGCACTTAAGAAAGATATTGGTTATGTGAAATACAGCAAAAGTGATGACCATTCAAGAGAGTATGTTAAGGCTTGGGTGGCAAATTCAGGACTAAAAGACAATTTTGGACAACCATATATTGGCAATATTTCTACGGGTATGGATAGGTCGTTTGTGATAGGAACGAAAGAAAACGAAGCATGGAGAGACCATGTTGTTACAAGAACAAGAGAAACTTTAGAAAATATAAAAGTTACATCTGGTCTCCCAGAGTTGTTTAGTGTTTCAAGTGACTCTAATAAAAAGTTACTATGGCAAAGACATGCAGGCCTATTGATGGCCTTAGACCCAGACCTACAAGGTTTGAATATGGAAGATGCTTACACATTAATAATGAAGGACCCAGATAAGAATAAAAGTTTTGTAAGGTCTATTAAGAATTTCTTAGGTGAAAGTGGATTAGATTATTACCAAAAATTAGGTGCCTCGCCAGCAGGCCTTCTAAGCGTTCCAATTAAAATGTTACACAATAGATAATAATGGCAACTCAACAAGACATATTAAAAAACGAAGATAATACTACTACCCAAGATTCTACAGATATAGACTTAACTAAGTTTGAGTTTAATATTTATGGAGAAGGTAATGATGACCAGTCAGCTAATATAGATACTACTCTTTATCAGTTTGATAATTTAGGAGTGGAACCTGACAATATGCCTGGATACAATCAAGTAGGTCCTAAGAAAATATTTGAGTTCAGTGAATCTATGAGCGAAGCTATACCATCTGCTTGGAAACAAGCTCAAAATGAAGGTATGGGAGGAATGATTCACGAGCTTATGACAGGAGACAAAAAGAACCCGGAAATGAATGATGTTCCTAGGGGTTATGCTTTTGATATATTTTCTGGATTTTTGCAATTCTTTTCATCTAAGGAAGACATAGCAATGATTGGTACTGGTGGTGTTCTTGGATTTGGAGCTAAAAAAGTTGTACAAAGAAATGTAGCACAAGGAGTAGCTAAACATCTTATAAAAAAGAAAATACTGAGACCAAAGCTTGCATATCAGGCAGTAGAAGATGTTCTGGAAGTAGGACTTACTCAAGGTGGAATATTTAGTTTGACTCACGGATTGTATGAATCTGCTCATACTATAAGAGATGAAATGATTGCCAATGAAGATTTTTCAACAGGCCAGAAAGGATTAGAAGATTTATATGGGTTAGAAGGAGATGATTTATATTACGCTGCTTTAAACAAAGTAATGACAGAATCAAAATGGCAAGATTACGCAAAAGGATTTGCATTATCAGTTGGTGGTGGATTTGGTAGACAATTTGGTAGAAGAGCAGGTTTTCTTGGAATGGGTAGAGGAACATTTGAAGCTGGACTGTTGACAGAGGCAGGTGTAATAGGAGCTGGAATTGGTCCTGTATTATATCAAAGAGCTCCACAAGTGGCAGACGTTGCGACTGCCATAGGTCTTGTAGCAGCCTTACAAACCCCAACCTCCGTTGCAAGATATGTTAAAAAAGAATATAGGATAGCAAAAGATGGAATATATAGGTCGGAGATAGAGCCTAATACTGAAACTCAACTTCAGAAAAAAGCTGCTGCAGAAGACAGGAGAAAAAGAAGGTCTCAAGCTATTTATAATAATATAGAAGAACCTTTGGCGGCTGCAGCTGAAATTCAAGGTCTTAGAGGAGAAGCTGGACAAATAACATTTGACAATAAAGGAAAGCCCACTATAACTGGTGCTTCAGATGATGCTTCTAAAAAAATTATTAAACATATAAATAAAAGATATCTTCCAGATGAAGTTCCTAGTGGGGTATATGGGAATACAGTTATATATGGTAAACCTTTGAATGCTAGAACTAGAAAATCTAGAACACAAGAAGGTTCTACGGAAACATCTTTTGACATACCAGTAGAAGATGGTAGAAACGTTCCAAGGATACTTCAAGTAGAAGAAGTTCCTTTAATTGGTGACGCTAAAATTATTTATGATACTATTAAGATGGATAAAAGTGGTAAGGTTGAATTTCACATTCAAATAGGTCCAAGAAAATATCAACTAGATTCTAAAAATTCTGATTTATTTACAAAGTTTTTTTCATCAGACCCAGATGTAAGGGCTATCTTTGAGAAAAGTAACAAAGCCGCACTAGTTAAAGCTGTTAAAAACCCTTTAAAACCAACACAAAAATACTTTAAAAAAACAACTATAGATAGACAAATATTAAGAGAGCTTAGAGATGATGCTATTGCTGGTAAAAATGGGTTTTATAAAAACGATTTTGATATTGCTTTTGATACTGTAGCTACATATCTAGGTCATGAAAAATGGCTTGCTATGAGAGCTGAAAAAAAGTTTCCTAAAGTATCCGATATGACTGCTGCTGAAGTTAAATTTTTAAAAGAAGGATTACAAGACAGGCAATATGTTCAAAACTTTCAATCAACCGTTACAGAAAAATTTGATTTTACGCTTAAAAAATGGGTTAGACAAGAAGATATAAATGAGAGAACTAGAACTCTTACTAGAGATGTTCTAGGAGGTTTAATGCCCGCTTATAGTAACATGCAGACAAAAGAAGGTAAAACAATCATAAGAATGATGGCTGGATTAGACAGGATTGTGACTCAAACGACTTCAAAAAGAATTCATGCAATGCAACAGGTAATGGGAATGGATACATCAGTTTTTAGTGCAAGAAAAGTAGGATATTGGGCAACATCTTTGATTCCAGGAAAAACTGCTGGAAAAATAAATAAATTATTAAGTCCTTTCCACGACCCTCTTTTTGAAAATTGGCTTACAAATAGAGACAATGGTGCTTTACTTAGCTCAGGTAAGTTAATTAATAAGTCTAACCAGGTAGACGGTTCCTGGATAGTAAGTGGCTTTGATGACTATGTTACTATGATGAAAAGCAGAACAGGAAGAAAGAATTTAAAATCATCTAGAAGAAAACAAATAGCGGCAATAGAAGCTACTCCAGGATTTAAGACTAATCCTCAATTGAAGGCTGAAGTTAACTTCTTAAGAAGAACGCTAGATTTTATAGATGAAATGAAGAAGTTAACAGATGAGGTATATAATGATGCTGGAACAACGGGAATGAATTTAGCCGGTAAAATAGAATCTGCTTATCTTCCTATAATGATAAAACCAGAAATAAAACAAATTATATATAATACTACATTAAGTCTTACTCAAAAAACAAACGCAATAAAAGGAATGACTGATTTAGGACACACTCTTGATATCGCAAAAGTAAAGCAAATTAAACCAAAGTTAGCTGCAGAAATAGAAAAAGTTTTATCAGACCAAATTGAAAATATGGCAAAAAAGAAAGATAAAACATCAAGGACTGCTAATGATTATCTTGAAGCTATGAAAAAACATTTACAGAAGACTTATCTTCAAGACGGTGAGATACCTTGGTATGATGTTATTTCTGCCGTTCAAATGAATTTGTTTACAGAAGGATTTAAACCTTATCCTCAACTAGAAAAACCTAGAAGAATGGGAAGAACAAATACAAGTAGTGTTGACATACAAAAAGCTTTACTTGAATTTCAATTTGACATGATGGATAAAAATTTAGTAACTGTATGGACAGATTATTTTATGGGTGCAACTAAAAGAATAGAATTAGCGAGGGCTTTCACTCCTAGTGGACAATATTTTGATGACCTACTAAAAGCTATTCCAGAAGACGCAATTATTCCAGGTGGTGTTGCCGCAGTTTCTGGAGCCGTTCCTTTAGTTGGTAATCAGTTAAAAAGTAAGTTTACAGAAACTAAAGGAGGACTTGTAGGTTTCGACCAAACAGTTCCAGCTTTTATTTCTTCAGAGAGGCATATTGGTCAACTAATTAAAGAAAGCTTTACAGGAGAAGATGCTTATACTAGGCAGTTTGCATTAAATGGAGAAGCTGCACATAAAATAGCATTTGGAGAACTAGGTTTTAAAATTGCTGGTGGATTAGCTGAGATTCAAAATGCTTTACAGTTGTTTATATCTGTTCTTCCAAACATAGGATTTACAAATACATTTGTAAAACCTTACTTAAACCTTACAAGGTCTTTAAGAGATAGTGACAAAGCTGTACAACATCTTCACCAAAGTGGAGCTCTTTTAATAAACCTTGGAGATGAGCTTGTTCAAGAAAATAGAGCTATAAATATGGGAGCTGACAGACAAACACTTAGGAGAACATTAGAAAGAACATCTTCTGACACACCACTTACAACTGTAGTGAGAGATTTTGTAGATGAAATGGTAAAACAGGTTAAAGAAGAGGGTCTTGTTGATACTTCTGTCAAGGGTACAGGAAATGTAGCTGAATTTATTGGTCGTGCCGCTCTTCAACCATTTATTTACATTAATATGTTTAATAAGATATACGGAGCAATGGGTGCAGAATCTCACATGATAAGTGTAGCTAAAAAATTTAAAAAAATGGATATGGATTTAATGAATAATCCAAAAAAAATAGCCCCTGATGACCTTGTAAATCAATTTAAGAGAAGACAATTTTTTTACTACAAAGAGAAAATAAGAAGATTGTATGGTATCAATGAAAAGGATTTCCTTAATAACTTAGATGCAGTTATCTCAAGAACATATAAAACCAAAGGAGAAATGAAGATGAAGACTAAAGTACTGATGGGTATGGAAAAATTTGCATCAGAGACTCAGCAAGGTAGGTCTTTTGAATATGACCCTATATTTTTTAATGACCCTGCAACAAAATTAGTATTCTTATTTAAAAGATTCCCTTATAGACAAGCTGGATTCATTTACAATGTAATGAAATGGGAAATGATTCATGGTAATTTTATGGCTCCTTTAGTAGCCGGTGCAGGAGGAATGTTTAGTGGAGCTGTATCTGTTGCTGCTAGAGAGTGGGTTAAACAAGCAGTCTCTGGAGAAGAAACATTCTCTAGTGAAAGAGGAAGACAAAATTGGCTTGCAAATAAAGATGGTAAATATACTATAAATGAGATTACCCCTGAAATGCTTTTAAATATAGTTTCGGTAGGTGGATTAATGGGAGGACTAGCAGAAACATCTGTAGGAGCAGGAATGGCTGGAGGAAGACCTCAAACTAAAAAACAAGATTGGTTATTTAATGAGTTCTTACACGAAGTAGAACCTGTATGGATTTCTGACTATAAAAGAGTTCAATCAGCAATCTCAACATATAAGTCTCAAAGCTCAAAACTAGCTACAGACTACAGAGGAGATAGCAATATTTATGCTCCAATTAGATTAGCTATAAAAGAACTAATGCCTATTTTTGGTAGTATTATTAACTCTTATTCATCAACAAGACTTCTTAAAGAGATGCCAGGGTTTGGAATGACATGGCAAGTAGTTGCCGGGGTTGACGCAGCAACTGGAATGGAATCAACTGAAGTTGGTTTTCAAAATATGAGAAAAGCTGGTTTTAAAACTCCAGGAAGAATGAGTCAAGTAGAATTACAAGCAGCTGTAGACGCTGGATACCTTAAATGGGTACCAAGGGTCGATGCTCTATTAGGAACGGATAGAGAGAAAGCTGAATATCAAAGAGGTCGTATAATTAATGAAATAAAAAATCTTATCATATATGATAATCAACCAATAAAAGCCGCACAACTTCAGTACGACTTTAATGAAAAGTACTATCATTTATATCCTACATTAGTGATTGATGAGTTTGATGATTTTCCATCAGACGAAGATATTCAAGCAGAAATTATTAAGAAACAAGAACAATTTATTAAACCCTATTTAGAAAAACAAGATGATTTAATTATGAGGTCTTTTGATGAAGACGTTACTAACCCAGACTAATTTAATATAACAAGGAATAAAAATGGCAAAAAATAAAAGAACATTAATGGAGTCTTTAGATATAGAAGGAGACAAACTTCTACAAGAGCTTTTTGGAGACAAAACGTCTGATAGAGGATACTCAGAACCATCCGATGGTTTGCCGTCTATTATGTCTACAGATGATTTTAATCAACAGCAAATGGGAGGTATGTCTGAACAAGAGATGATGGATATTGTTATGGGAGTTACTCCTTTAGGTCTTTCTACTGCACCTAAGAAAGCACAAGGATTTTTGAAAGCATTGAGTCAGTTACCAGCTAACCTAAGAAGAAGTAAAAAGGTTGTTACGGATTTAATGAAAGAAATGGGGCTTATAAAAGCACCGAATAAGTCTTCTGGAAGTACTTTAGACGACCTTGTTGAAAGATATAAGAACAGACCTCCATTTGAGGGAGCGGGTAAACAAATACCTGGAAGAAGTAGAGATGAAGTATTTTCACTAGGACAAGAAAGTAGTCTTAGGGTTCCTAGTCGTATGCCTCGAGGATTAACTCGTAGTGAGGAAACTGAAGCAATTATAAAAGGATTAAATTCTAGAATGCAAAAAATTGTGAATCCAGATGCAGTAACGGACTTAGTTCCATATGGAAAAGGTCCTATAAATAATCTATCACAAGGTCCTATCAGACGTATAAATCCTGAACGTATAAATCCTGAAGGACTCAATGATTTATCTAGGATGCTAAAGTCTAGGCAATCTGGAAAGGGAATTATAGATATAGCAGATGAAGTACTAAAAGGTGGTAAACAATCTTCAGGATTTCAAAAAGGATATTGGCCTGTATATAAAGAAGAGATGGCGAAAAGCCTATCAAATAGATTTACTAATACATTACCATCTTCTTGGAATAAATTAAAAAGAAGTGAAATGGACCAAATTGCTAGAATGACTAACAAACAGTTTTGGAATTTTGTAAACAATAATCCAGAAGGTCAAAAGCTATACAACCGTATTTGGAAAAGAGGAAAGAAATAAATTAAAACGGAACGTCGGGCATAGGTCCGGCATCACAAGCTTCTGCTTGCTCAACCGTATCGTATAAAGTACAAGTGTCAGGAGAGAATCCTACAGTTGCCTTTCCAGTAGAACCATATCTATTCTTTGCTACTACTATATCTAATCCATATCTTCCATGCTTTGAATGCTCAAAGTTAACTGTCCAAGGGTAGTGTGTAAATGCTACTATCTCTGCGTCTTGCTCTAGATTACCAGATTCAGCTAAGTCACTAAGCTTAGGAATACGTTCTGTTCTATACTCTATATTACGATTAAGTTGAGATACGAGAATAACTGATATATCCTCTGACTTACATAACCATTTATATCTTCTCGATGTGTCCGCTATCTTATGTCTTAAATCTCTCATATCATTATTAGCATACTCAATAAGTCCTATATGGTCATCGATAACTATATCAGGCTTTATACGTCTAATCTCCCTAAAAGTTCCCTCTAAATTACGAATATTATCAAACATAAATAACTTGTTAGTATATTTTTCTTTAATTACGTTTAAACTTTTTTGAATTATATCTTTATTAGTAACTGCATTATGCCTTAACATATGATATGTTACTCCATCTGCTTCCATAGCAATAAATTTCTTCATCATTTCAGTATTAGGCATTTCTCTATTAAACATAACAACTTTTTTACCTGAAAGAACTAGGTTTCTAGCTATGTTTGCGACGCAAGTAGTTTTAGCATTACCAGGTCTTCCAGCAAATATAGTTATTTCTCCCTTTGTCATTCCACTTATTATATCATCAAGAGGCTTCAATCCTGTTTTTGTCATATTCTTTCTGTCAAACATAGAAGCCTTAGTTGCCTCTAATAGTGATTCTAAGTCAAACTTCTGTCCAGGTTCTAAATTAAGAAGAGAACTAGCTGTATCGTGTACATCTACTAACAAAGTATTAATATCCCTAGTGTTGTCCAAAGCTTTTTCTGCTATTTGTTCAGATTGAGTAACAAGCTTCCTTCTTAACCAGTCTTGATTAAGCTGCCTTGCATAAGACTCTGAGTTAGCAGTAGTAGGAACCTTCTCGGCTAATCCTGTTAGATAATATGTCATTCCATCTAACTTAGATGAAACATTAACAAAATCTACTGGTATATTCTCTTTCTTTAAAGATATTATACATTCCCAAATCTCCTGATGTTGTAGTTCATAAAACACATCTTTCTCTGGAATCCAGTCTTTTACTATATCAAAACAAGATTCATCTACTAATATACAACCTAGCAATGCTTGTTCTGACTCAGGACTATGTATAGATAAAGCTTGTTGCTTATTTACATTCATGACAATCTCCTTTTATCATTGGAATATTGTGATAAACCTCCCGGTCTAAAAATGCGGGACTAAATCTATTTCTTTTTAATTCAATAGCCCAAGCTCTTTTACACTTAGGGCATCTAGTTGGAACTCTTACCATAGAGTATTTTTCGTGTGAAGGTTTTTTAAACTGGGTGTTCCAGTATGCATTAATCTCTCCATTAATATATTTATTTATTGCTTCTTTATCAAACCAATCTTTGTACCCCTTGGGGTCAATTTGTTTCATGTATAAATATTTAGACATAAACTCTGATTTTTCTTGTCGCCAAGCTTCCTTGGACTTATAATAGCCATCTGTCATAACAACTCCCTTTCTTTATTATGTTATTTCTGTAATTGAAAAGTTAGTTGAATTAATTCCAACAAATCTTTATATCGAATGGTGGCATATATTTCACCCCTATCTTGCTTTACAAGGGTAATGTCGCAATCATCTGGAGGTAATAAATACTGTGCTATTTTATTTCTAACCTTACACTGAACCTTCATCTCTCTAGAAGTTTCATTGTCAAGTAAGTAATTAATAACTATATCTACTTCAGAGGAAAGACCTAAGCTTCTCCCGTCGCTTCCCCAAGCTCTCTTAGAAGAGAATCCTAGCTGTTCAGCTATTTGGACGCATTCCTTTTCGAACCTATTACCTTTTGCTTTTGATTTGCTTGCCATATTCTAATTTAATAATTTGCCTTTATTATAGTCAACTTATTTCAAATTTTTTAATTTATTTATATCCCATCTTTCTGCTAGTAGTTTAATACTATCTTTAAATCTTATATTCTTAGTTATCCACTCTCCATTATAGTAAACAGATTCTACTCTAGTATCAGCTAATACAATATCTTCCGATGTATCAAAATTATGAGTAACAAAATATGCTATAGCTAATTTCTTATAGCCAGAGTTGTGCCAGCTATCCACTATTCTTTCCATTACCAGTCTTTGTCCAACGGTTAAAGCCTTACCCTCTACTTTGCATTCTCCTATTAGTAAGAATTTATTATCAACTTCAAAACAAAAATCTATATCTGTAGGAGATATAACTCCATCTTGTAGTTTATTAAAAACTATAGGCTGATTAAACCTTTTTCTATGTTTTATTAAGTCTTTCACAAATTTTCCTTTCTAGAATGCCTCTATATGCTCTTAAAATTATTTATTGGATATAAGTATCGCCTAAGTATGTATGTAGTCATATAGATATCTTCTAGTTCTTTATATTTAAAATATACTATTATTAATGCAATCTGGCCATACATGAGTGTAGTTCCAGGTAGTTTTAGTAGAAAATATAATATATCCATCTTTCTTAAGATTTTTAATAGCTTTTGTACTTTCTTTTGGTAAAATACCATAATTAAATAATAAGTTAAGACTAGAAACAATCCCATTTTCTTCAAGTCTTTGCTTTACTCTTTCTTGATTTGACATTCAATATCTCCCTATATCGTTTGCGAAGAATATGGACGAGAGCTTTTAGTTCCCGTCCATTTATATCTTCTATGTTCGTATTGCCAAAGGAGCTTCTTTTTGTTAGAATCACCTCTGTCATTCCCTTTTCCCAACCCATCAAGTCTTGAAAGGAACTCATTATCTTATTCCACTCAGATATTTCCATTAGTCGCAGTTGTCGCAATATCCAGGACCAAGAGTTTTTTTAGTAGACTCTACTATGTCGTCTACCTCTAAATTTAACTCTTCTTCATGTTTGTGGAACTGAGATTGAAACTGAGATTTTATAGATGTTCTTATTGAAGAACATAGTTCTTCCTCTCCTTCACACCTATGCTTCTCAATCATCTCAATCAAAGCCATAAACTGCTCTTCATCTAACTGAATATTATACTTCATTAGAATGGCAATTCATCTTCAGATAATGGCTTATCGACCACTCTATTAGATTTAAATACATTGATAGCAATTGGAGTAACTCTATCTTCTCCAGATTGGTCTTTCCATGTATCATGTATTACTTTGATAGTTACTGAATTTCCAGCTATGTCAGATTCCATAACATAAGGCAAAAGATATCTACCTTGGTCATCTTTTTTCATCTCAAATCCACAAGCTTCTGAAAATATCATATATCCCTTGTTGTTTCCGTCATTTGATTCTAAGTTAGGATATTTTTTACTATCAGGTTCTTTAAACCTAAAGTATCCCTTAGACTTAACTTCTCTACCCTTTAAATCAGGGTGATTAGTATCATCTAATGTATAGCTTGCTTCAAATATGTCAGATAGATATTTACCTTTTATAATAACATCTTTCTTAATAATTAGCTTACTAACAGTCGCTTCATATGAACCTTCTTCGATAGTAGCATATTTTTTACCACTAGTATCGTCTGAAGGATTATAGTACGCAACATTATTGTCAAGTTCTCCTAACATTTGTTCAACATCACTCATTATTTACTCTCCTTAATCGTAAGTTTAGACACTACACTGTCGTAGTTGTCTGTGTTTATTTTACCAGCAGCTAAAGCAATTTCTACTTTCTCTGCTTCTTGTACATCTAGTTGTGACATAATAAGTAACATTTTATCATATTGATTTTGACTAAGAGTCTTATCAACATACTGTTTCCTATATACATCGTCTGCAACATTACATAGTCTATTCACTGCAACTTTAAATGCGTCTGAATTTGCGGCTTTAAGGTCATTACCTAAGTCTACATATCCAGAACCACTTCTAGCTTGTGCTATTCTATGTGCTGCTACTGAGTCAAAACTACGTGGTATACCTTCGTCCATAATCTTTAGACGTCCGTGTACTACTATAGCCTTGTCTCCAAGTGTCTCATACTTTATTACTTCCCAAGACCAGATAGGATAATGTTGGTTTAAACGCCAACGCATATATCCTTCGTCTACATAATCAAAACCATTTCTACTTTTAACTACGTCTTGAGGAGTAGGTGCTTCTGAGACATTTTGGTGCTTATGAATCAAAGAAGTCTCTTCGAATATTTCTGGATTGTAGTGTCCTTTTGACACTTCCATCGCTTCCACTTCTTGTCTTTTTAAGTCCAATTCACTCATTTTACCCATTTATACTCCCATTGTTATATGGACATAAGTATCTTACTTCACAATAAGACTTACACTTTAGTCCGTTCCATGTTTCTTCGGTTGTACACTTACTAGGTAAGTTTCCAGTCTCTAAAGACTCTACTAACTTATCCCTAGCTGATATAAACTTATCTTCAAGAACCTTATCATCATATCTAGGTACTTCAATTAAGTATATATTCTTATCTAAACCTCTATCTCTAGCTACCGCAATACCTCCATCTCTCAATGTAATTTGTACATACATCTTATCAACTTCGTGTCCGGATTTACTAAGTAGGTATCTATACCAGTTTAGCTGCCAACCCCAGTCTCCAAAATCTGCTAGTCCTTCATCTCTGTACCACTGTTTTATCATTTTTGAGGAACCTTTTTTCCCCCACCTTCCAGAGATTTTATACTTAGCACCGCTTGGGTCTGGTATTAATCTATAATTCATACCTAATAATTTAGAACATTTATAAGAGCCAGTATTTTTATAGTCTAGTAACATCTTATTCTTTTTATCGTATAAGTCTGCTATACCAGTTATATTAAACTCTTCTAATTCCTTCTCAAGAAGTAGGTTATCATCACTATGCTGTTCCAGTCTTGCGTGATGCATAGTTCCAGCTAGAGAAAATGCTCTATCTTGTGGGTCTATGAAATACTGTTGCGTTCTCTTAAGATACGCCTCGCAAGTTCCTGTTAGTAGCTCCGTAGTGGACGGCTTTCTATTCGGGTCTCTTTCTTTGGACATTTCAAGTAAGGTAGGCAAAGACATACCCATTTCGACTACATCTACATCGCCTTTATTTACTTGTTCAAAGGTAACTTTTTTACCACTTGGATATATGAAACCAACGGCTCCCATTATTACTCTCCTTTTTTTCTTTAACGTATTGAGTTATTAAAAACTCCAACTTATCCTTGATTGAGACTCCCTCTTCCAATGTTTTAGACTTAAACTTTACCCAAAGCTTTTTGTCTATAACAAAAGATGTTTGATATCTATTTTTCATTTTTTAATTTAGTAATTTTATTTGCTTTAAGCAATACAAACTTTAAAACTTTATACATTAAGTTTCATTAGCTTTTTATCAACTTCTTGCTTTTCATCATCAGGTATATATTTAAAATATTCCGACAAAATACTACAACCTTCTTTATGTCTATCTAAGTCGTGAGCCAACTTTCTAACTAGTTCCTCTATCTGTGCTATATATAAAGTTAGCTGTTGTTGACTAAAACCTATCACTTCTGTTTCTACTTTTAGGCTGTCTATTAACTTGTCGCCAGTAGTTCTATTGTCTATCTTTTTCATTTAATCTCCGTTGATTGCATTAACTCTCCAAGCTTTTTATCAAATCTTTTTAAAGTTAATTGTCTGTTTATTTTTTTAGACCCGTTTGAGCCACACTTAAAATATATCTCTTGCGTGAGTCTAGGTACTGCACCTTTATTCAGTTTTGTCATTCTTCCTCTAATTCAAAGTCTGCCCAATCACGACATTCGCTACATATAGCGACTCCTATGTCGCCGTCTTCCATAACTTCTGTCATTGAGTTACCACCACAACAAGTTGACATCCAAACACAGTCGTCTCTATCTTTGACTTCTATAACTCCCTCTTCGTGTTCTATCATTATTCATCTCCCATTTTATCTAGTTTTTCTAAGCCTTTCTTTGCATAGACTATTAATAAAAAAACTAAAACTATTATTACAATAAATTCCATTATTTACACTCCTCCTTACAGTCGCATATCTTTATGTCAAATCCTAGCTTGTTTAATATTTTTATAGATTCCTCCACCTCAGCCTTTAGCTGAATATGTTCGTTATTCATTGAGACTATTTGTGTAGGCTCAAATGATTTGTCTTCAATCAAATCGTCTTTTAATGTCATGCTGTATATTCTCCTATAATTGCTAAGACTTCAGTCTCTCTCATTATTAAGTATTCGCTTCCGTCTGTTACAACAACAGTTCCTGAATAATCTGGATATGTAATATAGTCGCCAGACTTAAGAGCTTTAACCTTTGGTCCGACTGCAACTACTACTCCAGTGTTTGGTTTCTTTTGAGTCTCAGAAGATACTAAGATACCACTATTGGTCTTCTCTTTTACTGCGTCTGCTTGTACTAGTAATCTATTGTCTAGTGGTTTTATTTTACTCATCTTCTTTTCCTCCTAGAATTTCTATTGCCATTCCAATTTCTCCTGACAACCATTTTATAGTCGTAGGCTTTATTCCAGATTTATCTTGTTGCATTTCTTTCAATATATCTTGTAGTTCTTGTAAGTGCGTAATAGCATTATCTACTTTCCATTTTACTATTGTTCTCATTCTTCCTCCATTTTTAGTCTTTCTGTCGGGTCATACATCTGACCAACATCGTCAATTACCATTTCATCGTCGCAAGTCATATTGTCTATAGCATAGTCATTATTCTTTTCTTGCTCTGCGTCTAACTTAGCTTGATAGTCGTCTTGGAAAGATTCTCCGCTCCAATCTTTAACTATAGTTTCAGGAGTAACATTACGAGACTCTGATTCTAATTCAATTTGCTCCATTTCATTGATATTGATTATCTCACTTGCCCAACCTGCCCCGTATATGTAATTGCATTGTATTCTAAATCCTAATTCATATAGTTTTGCAGTCGCATTTACTATGTCTGCTTGTAGTTTAATTGCTTCTTTACTCATTACTACCTCTCTCATTTAGATACTCTGACATATCATTATCGTCTCCTGCCATACTTATATCTTCTATAATATGATTTAAGTCTAACTCGCTTGTATTTACTTGATACTCTACTCCGTCTATAAATATAAAGACTCCACTTAACTCTGCTTTTTGTCTAAGATATCCCGATGTTATTTTCTTACTCATTACTGCCTCCGTCTATTCCCTTGCCTTCCATTCCTGGAAAAGGTCTAGGTTTTTGTTCTTCTGCAAAGTAGTAGTCGTTGTCAAAGGTGTCAGGCTCATACTCTCCGTCTAACCATACTAACATCTGAGACTTTAAGTCCTCATATATTTCATCATATATTGCGTCTATGTCGTAGTTTTCATTAAACTCACGTATAGCAATATTAACTGCTCCCTCTTGACTATCTGCTTCTACATCTACATTAGATTCAAAATAACTATTTAATTCCGAAGTGTCATACTCAATTGGAATACTTACTCTTACTTTATATCTCTTACTCATTTTAATCTCCTACGGTTATGTTATTTAATTTTTTACGACGGACAGAGGTTTGCCAACCAAATATATTTGCAATTATAATGAAGGTAACGAGTGTCGGATTGGTTACCGACGACTGCCTATTTCCAGTCGTTAATTGTTTATATTTATTTCTGTCCGCCATATCTTTTCTCATATTTTTATATTACGCATTTTTTTTGATAATTCCTAGTGTTTTTTTTATTTATTTTAATATTTTCTTTTTACGTTTAGCTGAACCTTTTCACGTTTAGCTGGACAAAGATATAACTAAGCAAAAAAAAGACCGCAAATACAGGGTCGGCATTATTACCGACCCTATATCTACTACCTATCAATAGCAACCTATCCAATATATCTTAATATCTGTCTAGGATTTATTCTCAGCCTACTATAGTTATCAAAGTACGCATTCCTACTAATATCTCCATTAGACACTTTTTGCAGTCTATGGAGTAACCAATCTATATGATTGAATGTATTAGTATTTGTGTCAAAGGTTGCAAAGCTAGTAACTTTTTCAAATCCTGCAACAGAATTTTCGTCGTTACTAAACTGCATAGCTCTTTGCCTATAAAACAGCATTGTTTTATCAGGAATATCAAAGACCTGACACATTGACCTATATGAAATCACAGGCAATCCGTATTGTCTAGACCCCTTAAGTAAAGCCAATATTGATTCTACTCTTGGTGTGCCGTCAAACTCGTTATGGTCGCCGTTAGTAAGTATAGTAACCATAGAGTCGGACATACGATTATAGGACTCATTAGACCAATCCTTTCTGTCCGAGGCTGATACTAATGAAGTATAAATCTCGTCTATTGACTCTTTACTTAGTATGGTGTCAGGATAAGGATTGACTAGACTTTGGTAAAACTTACTATTCCTAAGTCCGTTTCTTATATCTCCAGATTCATACAATTCGTCAGCAATAACCTTACATCTATCAATCACATTACCCCAAAATATAGACCAATGTACCATTTTGTCCGGATTTAAAGTGCCGGAATGGTATCTTAGTTCAGTACCTTGATTGGCTTGAAAGTGACTATGTAAATTCAGTCCGTGATAACGCTTGTCGTTATACTTGTCGTGACTATACCTACACTCGTCGTAATAGAACTCCATAAAGCTATCTCTGTCATAAATATCGCTAAAACTAGCAAGAGATTGACTAATAGGTTTACACCAGCGACTACTTTGTCTAGAAGGTGCTATCCAACTATATATATGCGGCTCAATCATCTTAGTCATAAGAGTTAAGACTGCAAAATGATACCAGTCATAATCTCTAGTGTCTATATGTAGATGATATCCACATTTGCTAGATATATATCCTCCGTGCTGACTAACTGACTTTGACACAACTTTTAAGTCGTGTACAAGTAGGTCGCCGCGTCTTGGGTGTAACACATATTCAAAGCCGTACTCGTGTTCGCCACCAGTAACAGAGCCGTCATAAACAACATCTACACTAGGTCTAACATTTCCACCTCTAGTGTCCTGAATATCTGCATTAACTATATCTCTCATTGAATCGCGGTCGTAATTACCCTTGTCATTGACCTCAATTTCTACGCCTTGATAACGCCTAGACGGTATTAATGAGAAACTATCTAATCTGTCGTGTGAAGGTATTCCGTGTGGCGATACCATCTGTCCGTCTTTAAGATTGTAACAATCTCTGTCTGGACTAAGGAAACTATGCCCATATTCTATAGTATTAGTGTCGTAGACATTCCAGTCGTGATATTCTTGTCTGTTGTCTTCGTCGCAATCGTCACAAACGCCGTCATCATTAGTATAGTCTAAGGATGTAGCGTCGCCACAATCATTACAATAGGTATTATAGTCGTAGAAACAACCCTCACAGAGTACATCGTCGCCAATATTATGACTATCTTCTGAAGACATTTCATCGCCACAAGTACCGCATTGTTCATAGACCTCATAATAGCAGTCCTCGCAGAAGTTGTCACCGTTGTCATCTACTCTTACATCTTCTGGCAATGTACTATCTGCACAGGACGAACAATCAACGAAGACTATTTCTGTCGGACTTGTGTTAAGTGGCGTCATTATTTGACCTCCTGATTATAGCCGTCAGTAATACCGTCAGCTTCTCTTTCCATTCTATCTACTGTATCTACTGATAAGAGAGCTCCGTCTGGACGGATATAAAACCAAGTTCTATCCCATTCATCAAAAATCCAGTCCTCTTCATTACCGCCATACATACTAATTAGAGCATATTTATCTGCTTCTAATGCAACATGGTCTACATCTTCTATAAGTTCAGATTTACCATCATGCCACTTTCCGTCGTTATCAATCCAACTATAATCATACTGACCTGCATTAATCTGTGTCGCTGGTGTAGTCTTATTAGTATAGTTATTTAAATAAGTAGGTGTATAGTGTTGCATACTTTCATAGTCAAAAGATGTTTTTGTTACATTTGTTTCTTTGTCTGTAAACTGATTGACATTGTAGCTATATAAGTTATTTTTACTTAACTGATACACCTCTACATCGCTTATTCCAGCCATAATTAATGCGTCCTCAATGAAGTCGCCTTCACTAGCATAGAATAGAGTTTTAAGACTGGTTACATAGGCAACAAACAGCGGTCTGTTATCCTCACGGCATAAATGCAGTATTTGAGGATTATCTTTAACAAAAGATAAAGCAAAATCAGACTCAAAATACTTAACTGCATCTTGAATCCCGTCTGCTTTGTCTATTGATTTAAAGATTAATTGACTATCTACCGGGCAGTCTTTGTTCAGTTTGGTCTTCATCTCGTCTATGTTATAAACACAGCCATTATGAGCACCGACCACACCACCAACTTTAAATGGGTGTGCGTTCTGGACGGTAACTGCACCTTCAGTCGCAAATCTTGTATGTCCTAATAGAATCTGACTAGAGTTTTTAGCTATAGAAGCTAATGCTCTTGCATAATCTTTAGAAGTCACAAATTTGCTAGACTTGAGTAATGATTTATATATATTAGTTTCTAGTCCAACTGAAGCAATACCCGACGAGTGACTACCTCTAGTTTCGCTGTCTATTGCTATCTGTCTTAATACTTTTTTGGCAGTTTTTAATTGCTTCTTAGTATAAGGTTCTGGACTTTTTGCTATTCCGTATATTCCACACATAGTCTATTTTCCTTTGTCTTTAGTGTTAATATTTATAGCTAACCCGTCAAGGCTAACTATCTTTTTACTTGCTATATATATAAGCAAATTCTTTGACAAAAATCGGCGGTCTGAGGAAGAGAAGTCTGCACTAATTGGACTTGTTTGCATATCTCTACCTAATAAGGCGACCGCCGTTATATTTTTGTAACTATTCATTATAATTATCTACTCTTATTCAAGTTAAGATTAGCTAGTCTGTTCTCAAACTCGTCCATAGTAGATTGTACATCTACAACAAGACGACCATTATCATCTTGTATATAGTAGACCTCTTGGTCTATTGTTCTTACGCCCTCATCGTATGTACACACATCACAAGGGTCAGAAATATGCCCGTCGTAATAAGAATCTTCTTGACTTCTCATATCGGCAGATATATTTTGATTAACTATTGATTTACTCATTCTAGACCTCCAGTCTATTATTATTTATCTTAAACATTCTAAAACCTGTCCTTCATCATCTTATAGAACATCTTTAGTCCGTCATCTAACAAGTCGTAACCATCACTAATAAGGTTAGCCATCTTGACCGCGTCTTTCTCGTTAATCTCTAACTCTGCGACTAAGATATTTGCGTCTACTCTAACATTTAGTATTGCTTGTTTAATACGGGCAATTTCATTTACTATTCGTCTTTTTTCTTTTAGCTGTTTATCTAACATATTGTACTACCTTTCCGTCTACAATTCCCAGACACGGGGTATGTAGTCCGATTATACGATGTCTATCCGTCTGTGTGTCGTGATATCTATTATAGTTATATTCTCTAGTCATCATATTTACTGTCGCGGTATCTCTGGTCGGCATTAGTACCGGCTGCAGTTGTTCCGCATAAATCAAGTTACGGAGAATAGACGATACCTACAATAGTTATATGAACTTTCTTTGTCGGCATACCTCCGGTCGGGAACCTTCCGGTCGGGAGCTTTTGCATTTAGCTTAAGAAGTAAAAAAAGACTATCCTCCGGTCGGCGTGTCTCCGGTCGGGAGCAACTTATAGCCAAAACATTTGGCTATAAACACTAGGTCTTATTGCTGTATCATTTAGCTAAAGGCCGTCCCGTCGGGTCTATCACGGGCTTATAAAAAATTAAACCGACTGGTCGGTCTGGTTTATTTTATATAGTCCTTGTGCCTTTGGTCTAAGTTCACTAAATTGATTTATGATAGTTAAGAATAACGATTTACCAAATATTGGTCGTGAGAATTGCGACCTCTTAAACAAAGGAGAAATCAATATGACAAGACAAGCAAATAGCACAGATTCGCGTGTTAAAGTATCAGCAGACAACCGCGTATCTATGGAATCTTCCTATTACGACGACTACGCTCTGTATAATAGTGTCAAAGTACCACAAGGCCGAACCGCCAAAAGCATACTTAAAGACACCAATGCAGAAGCTGACGGATTCGTAGCTAACAAGATGACACAATACGACCTATCCTATAGAGTCGTACAAGGCCGTCAAGATTCCGGTATTAATCTATTCACTAGTAAAAGTTGGTCAGAAGGCAATAAGAACCGCCAAGCAATTAACAACCTATTACAGAGTGCTTTAGATAGTGTTACAGAAGCTAACAGATTATGTTCCGATAATAAAGAAACATTAACATCTGTAGCCCGTGATTCTTCACGAACACAGACAAAACGAATTGCGAAATTTAAAGTTTCCGCAGACATCTCACAACAGCCCGAAAGTAAATAACGGCTGTATCCTATCAATAGCGGGGGTAATTCCCCGCTATACCTCTATTAAATAACCGCAGACGGCAAATTTTGCCAATTCTGACGATTTCGGCGGGGGTTTTTTAGCCAAATGCGAAGCCATTTGGCTAAAAGGGGGTATATTAGAGGCGTTGCATTTAGCGGAGCGAAACATTTAGCTGACGTAGCATTTAGCTTCTACAGCATTTTTTTGGGACTAACAAAAGAAAAAGCCCCAGGATTTTATTCCCAGGGCTTGTTGTCTATTTATTGAATATCTTAGACATTTCTTTATTCATAGTATTGCATTCATGCATATCATCTATGCAACAACCGCAACAGCTACATTGGTTCCTCTTAGCATAGGCCTGGCCTCTCTTGAACCCTATTTCCTCTATTGCCCAGCAACCTAATATCAGTGTACTAAATCCTAAAACCATTATTGTAAATTCCATGTTACTTCCTTATTTGTTGTGGCGGAGGCCGAAGCCCCCGCCGTTGTTGTTATTTACGCTTCTTAATGTCATACAAGTTACACTTGAATGTATTGTCATTGAAGTCAGTACCGTAATACTGTACCAATCTCTCAATAACTTGTTGCCACTCATAATGTAGTCCGTTAGTGTATGTACCGCCCATAGCAATAATTACTGATTGTAAGTCTGAAGGCTTAACACCTGACTTTAATAGCTTAGCCACTCTCTCAAACATAGTAGCTAAATGCATTATATCGTCTTGTTTCATCTCTGTCCCTGTCCCTTTCGTGTTCTGGTTGTTTCCTATCATACCAGATTCTACGGCGAATAATATTTAGAGTCAAGTATATAATGCAAATAAATGAAAATAATTATAGACCAGAGTGTAAAAAAGATTACAAATATTAAACCTTATTGAAAACTTTTTGGAATTTTCAACCTAATCCTCATATATGGAAAAACTTTCGTACCCGGCCCCCTCTCGGAATACAAGAGGGACACGCAAAATCCTGCATTTTTTTCAACAATAATGAAAATCGGCGGGTAATATTCGTGAGGTGGTGTTTTTTTAGGTGATATTAAAAATTTTTTTAAAAATTAAGAGGGTTCTCTAGAACATCGAACATAATGTTTAAAAATAGATAAGAGTTAATTAAGCTTTTTAAGAACATCGAACATTAGGGTTTTTTTTCGTCCCAAAGACTTTCCAAGTTAAGGAAATATCTTATTGTTGTCAATACTTTTATATATGTTATTGTAAAATATATTTTTATTAACAATTAATTTACTAATGTATTGACTTGTGTAGTATTTTATGTATATATTGCATACACAACTAATTATTTAACATAAAAAGGGAGTAAAAATGAAAAAAAGTAATAGGAGTTTAAATATAGGTGGACACTTATATGAAGTAGTAGAGCAACAACTCGTTCATAAAGAAGAAAATAAAGAGTTATACGGCCAACACGCAGTAAAACATAATATTATCAGACTTAATGAAGAGGTTACCCATTCAAGGAAGGTAGAGACCTTAGTACACGAGGTTTTACACGCAATATACTTCAATACTGGCTTAGAACACAATGAACGCCAAATAGAAGCAATATCTAACGGATTACATCAACTAGGAGTAGGAGATTTTCTATGGAAAAAATCAACAAAGAAATAATAAAAGCCAAAGAAAGGGGAAATAGAGAGCTTGTACAGAAATTGCAACAAGCTACAGATATGCCTCAAAAGAAAAAAACCGGCGAAAATGTGGTATTACATATAAAAGACAACTTTCCTGAAACAGAACACGAGTTTCAGAAAGTATTAAATACAATGTATATGACATTCTGTAAAAAACAATTTGACTACGGTCCGGGCAATATTGCTATGGGCACTCAATTAAGAACTGAGGAAGAGGTCAATATGTCCTTATTAGGTATTATAGTAAGGATGAATGATAAGATAAACCGACTAGTTAACCTATCAACGAAACATAGCTTCAAGGCTCAGAACGAACCAATCGAAGATGCGTTTCTAGATACTGCTATATATGCAGTAATGGCGTTAGTAGTCAAAAACAATAAATGGGGTAAGTAATGGGAAAAGCTAAGAAAAAAACCACAAGCAAGTCTAGTAAAAAAAAGATGACCTTTTGGGATAAAGTAGCACGAGGTTGTAAGAAATTCTTTTCACCGAGAGCTAAGTAATGGCTAATCATAGGTGGACAAATGAAGAAACCGAAATATTAGACCAATACGAGACATCAATCAAGTCTGCGTTTGCGTTATATCAAGAAGTGAGATTAGCTGGATATAACAGAACATATAAGGCTGTTACTAGAAAAATAGAATCTCTAGGGTATCGTAAGCCAGAAAGATATACTTCGGGCCACGAAATTAGTATTGGATACTTAGATATTGAATCTACTGGATTTAGTGCTAATATTGATATAATGCTATCTTGGTGTTTAAAAGGTAGAGGAGATAAAAAAGTATCTGGAGAATATATTACTAGAGAAGAGATAATGTCTGAAAATCAAGATGCTAGGATTGTAGAGTTATTAGTAGAAGAAATGAATAAATATGATGTTGTATATACATATTACGGAACTCGCTTTGATATTCCGTTTATTCGTACTAGAGCATTATATCATGGAACTTACTTTCCTATGTATAAGCAAAAATCTCACAAAGACTTGTATTATGCTGTAAAGTCAAAGTTAAAGCTGCATCGCTCATCATTGATGGCTGCAACTGAATTCTTTGGAATTAAAGGTAAAACAAGAGTAGAACCAAAATATTGGCAAAAAGCTCGTTGGGGTGACAAAAAATCATTAAAGCGTATTTTTGAGCACAATAAAGCAGATGTTGTTATTTTGGAAAAACTACATAGAAAAATAGAAGAATATGTATGTCCAACAGTTAACCCAATATAAAGGAGTAAAAATGGCTGAAAAAGAAAGACCGATGAAAATAATGCACAATGAGAAAGAATATGAGTTTTTGGCTTCTGAACTATCAGAAGAATCAAGAGCACAATTTCAAAGAGCTAACCAGATAGGAGCAGCTTGCGTCCAAATGGAACAAGACCTTATGGAAAAACGATTTCTTTTAAATAACTACGTAGGTTTTGTAGTTAGTGAATTAGATAAAGATGTTGACAGCAAGAAGAGTAAATAGGTAAATTAAGTGGAAACACGGATTATAAAAGGTGTTAACCATTATCTTTACGAAAATGTCGCCGAATTCCGAAACCATCACAATAGCGTTTCTATGGTTTCGGACTGGAGGCATTCTAATAAAGGAGATTGGATAATTACCGATGATAAGAAAGTATGCCAAGTATTACATCTTGGTGTAATGAAAAAGTCGGATAGAATAAAAGAAACTACTTTTATAAGAACTATAATAGGTTCTTTTATTTGTAATAAGAATGTTAAGATGCAAGGAAAGATGCGAGTTAATATGCATACCTTTGCTACAGACGGAAAATCTCCTTCAGTACGTAAAAGAGAAAGAAAGCACGCTACATCGAAAGAATTTTTGTTTGCTAAGTATGTAGCAAAAGGAGATGATGTTGTAGACGCTTACATGAAAGTGTTTCCTAGTAAAAACAAAAACTATGCTTCTTCGCAAGCAAAAGTTTTATTAAAAACGGACAGGATAAAAAGTTTGGTAAGAGAAGAAATAAATAAATATTTAGATGAAGCTGAAATTACTCCAAAATATCTTTTGGAAGGAATGAGAGATATTATAGATAAACAAGAATCTACGGATAGAGATAAGATTACAGCCTTAAATACATTAATGAAAATTTCAGGTATGATGGATACTGAGAAAAAAACAGAGTCTTTGACAGTTTTTCAAGGATTTACAAAGGAGCAGTTAAATGCAATTCAAGAACCCGAGCACAAGAAACTTCAAGAAGTTAAAAAAGATATCAAATAATAATAGATGTCACATTTGTCATCATGCTCTTAAAAATACGGGAGTATTGGTTTGGAATACAAAAATACAAGACGCTGACTCTATTAAGTGTATTAACTGCTTAACAGTGTACTCATCAAGTTTTGCAATAAAAGATTTAGGATTACCTAGAGATGTAGGTTATTCGTGAGATTAGCTGTATATGGAACACTAAGAAGAGGATATCCAGAAACGGGGCTAGTAGAAAATTTTAGCTTGGTATTTCCGGGAACAAAGTCTTTTCCTGCTATTATTAAAAACAATAAAGGAAAAGGTGTTGTAGTTGAACTAATGGATGCAACTCCGGAAGACCTTAATATGTACGACGAATATGAAAGCGTTAGCACAGGATTATATATCAGAACAACAGTTCCAGTAACTTTAGATAATGGAAAAGAAGAAAAAGTGTGGATATATGTTGCCGGACCTAGCCTATGGCAAAATTCACAATCATTTACTGAAGTTCCAGATGGAGACTGGCATTCAAGAAAAACTCTTACAATGTTAGACAGGGTATATGAAAAAGAATACAAAGAAGCCTGAAATATTTAATATAATACCTCCAGACCTTTCAGCAAAAGAAAAAGCTTTGGAAGTTGCTAGTAGGGACATTATTTCTTTTGGTCAAATGTTTTTACCAGAAGATTTTATGAAATCTCTTCCAGCACCATACCAATATGAGTTAAGCGACCTATTGCTAGGTGACGAAAAAAGAGCTTGTATTATATTACCTCGTGGTCACGCAAAATCTACTTTAGCAAAAACAGCATTATTGCATAAACTATATTTCAACCCTAAAGATAAAAAAGAATTTATAGCTTGGGTATCTGAAGAACAGTCTCAAGCAATAGACCATATAAAATATATTCAACATCATATTGATATTAATCCTGCTTTACAATATTACTTCGGAGACTTAAAAGGACCTAAGTGGACTGAAAAAGAATTTACAACCACTAGGGGAGATAGAGTTATAGCAAAAGGAACATCCCAAAGATTGCGTGGTCGTTCTCAGTTAGGGTTAAGATATACCAAAATTGTTCTTGACGACTTTGAGTCGGAGTTAAATACAAAAACAGTAGATAGAAGAAGAGAAATCAAAGAATGGGTAATGTCTACAGTAGAACCGGCATTAGAAAACTCTAAAGAAGACGAGGGTTCTATTTGGTTAATCGGAACAATAGTTCACTATGATTCTTTTTTACAAACTATTTATGATGGACATATTTTAGCAAACAAAGAAAAAAGAGAATATGCTTGGAGGGTAATGTATAAAAAAGCTATTGAAGATGATATTCCTTTGTGGCCAAATTATTTTAGCAAAAAAAAGCTATCAGATATTAGAAGACGATTCTCTGATATGGGACTTGTACATAAATTTGCACAAGAGTATCTTAATGAAGCAAGAGACTTAGATTCTGCTAAATTTAAAATAGATAGAATAAATTATTATAGGGGTAATATGGAGTCAAGGAATGGATTTAACTATATGATGGTAGATGAATCCGCCATACCTGTTAATGTATATATAGGAGTAGACCTTGCTTATGAAGCAAATTCTACTAGCGACTATCAAGTTATATTAACAATAGCAATGGACAAAGATAGAAATGTATATTTAATAGATTATTACAGAGAAAGGTCTCCGCTATATGATATGCCTCAAAGGATTTTTGAATACGCTAAAAGATTTAGCCCCGTTAGAAGGGTCAATGTTGAAAAAGTCGGGGCACAGGGAGTAATTAAAGATTATGTAAATAGACTTGTAGGTACAGATAGAAGACTAGCTCCTGGACTAGCTCAAGGAATTAGACCTCCTAATGGAATAAAAAAAGAAGACAGAATAGAAGCACTTCTTTGTCCTATAGTTAACTCGAGAAAACTATTTATTAAAAAAGAACACCAAGAGTTAATAGATGAAATGTTTCAGTTTCCAAAAGGAAAAAATGATGACCTTCTTGATGGAATGTGGTATGCTATTAATACGGCAAAACCTCCTAAAAGTTCTGCAATTGACGCAAATAGCTTTGAAGAAAGAATGACAAAAAAAGAAGAGGGTTATTCTAATTCAATAATTTCTTGGATAACAGGACAAAAAACTTAAGATTTGTATTGACAACAATATAAAAAAATCATTATTTTCTAGGTAAATTAATAAAGTTGGGAGTTTCTTATAAAATACGACGAATATCAAGGCTTAAGCAAGCCTGAAATTAGTAAAAGCTTATTTAGAAGATGGAGAGATGCAAGGCAAACTTGGGATTTAGATGCAAGGGATGCAGTTGACTTTGTCCTTGGAAATCATTTTACATCAGAAGAATCTAATGCCTTACGTTCTGTAGGGCAAGCAGATTTTGTTATTGATAGAGTTTATGCTGCTGTAGATAAATTAAAATCTCTTTTGACAGCTAGACCAGCAAGATTTAACACTATTGCTAGGGAAGACTCTGATAATAGAATATCTAATGTTTGGAATACCATTTTAGAATATATATGGGATATTTCAAAAGGAGATGGAGTATTTAAGCAAGTAATTCATGATTATGCTGTACAGGGACTTGGGTATATGTATGTTTATATAGACCCAGAAGCAGATTACGGCAGAGGTGAGGTTATGTATAAAAATGTAGACCCTTTTAGGGTTTATGTAGACCCGGCTTCTAGAGATAGATTTTTTACAGATGCTTCTGGAATTATTCTTTCTACGTTTTTAACAAAGCAACAGTTATTGGATACATATTCAGAATTAGAAGAAATAATTGACGATATTGAAGTAGGAACAAATTCTTTACATGGAGAAGATTATCCAACTTCTGCTTTAAAAAATAGCAATAATATCATAACTCCATCTGAAGCAAAAAATTTAGATTACCAACTTAATCAAAAATACCAAGTTTTAGATAGGTTTTATAAAGTTAAGGTTCCTTTCTATCGAGTATTCAATACTTTAGATGGAAGTGAAAAAATACTTAACGAAGAATTTTATACGGCTGCACTAGAAGACCCTTCAAGTAGAGAGGCATTTACCTCTGGAGCAGTAGAAGTTGAAGAAGTAATGCAAACTAGAATTAAACAATGTTCGTCAGTAGGCGATGTTTTATTATTCGAGCGTGTTCTAAATACTGATATATATCCAATTATTCCATTTACGAATATTTGGACTAATACTCCCTATCCCAAATCAGATGTGAACAAAGTTAAAGACTCTCAAAGGCTTTTAAACAAGCTATTCTCTTTAACTTTGTCACACGCTCAGTCCGCAGCAGGATTAAAACTTTTAATTCCTGAAGGAAGTGTAGATAGTGTAAGTCAGTTAGAAAAAGATTGGGCTAATCCAAATGCGGTTATTGAATATAATCCAGAATTTGGTGAGCCTCACTACCCACAACCAGCTCCTTTAACTAGCGAGTTTTATTATTTAATTGACAGGGTAGAAAAATATATAGATTTAAATTTTGGTATACCAGAATTATTACAAGGATTTAAAGAAGGAGCCCCGGAGTCTGTTAGAGGTACAATGCTTTTATCAGAAATGGGAGAATCTAGAGGTAAATCAAAATTAAGAGATATTGAAATGGCTTTGGCTACTGTAGGCCAAGTTATTTATAATATGGCTAAAGACCATTATAAATTTAAAAAGACTTTTAGAATTGTACAACCAAATAACGATTTAACTGAATTTACAGTTAATAGTAGGTTATATGATGACAAAACAAACGAATTAATGACGATTCAAAATGATATATCATTGGGTCAGCATGATATTCGTATAATATCAGGTTCAACTTTACCGAGTAACAAGGTGGCAGAATATAATATGTACCTTGATGCTTATAAACTTGGGTTGGTAGACGACGTCGAGGTTTTAAAGAAAAGTGAAATCTTCGACAAAGAAGGTGTTCTTCAAAGAAAGAGCCAAGTATCGCAAATGCAAAGTTACATAGCAACACTTGAAAATCAAGTAAAGAAACTTAGCGGAGACTTACAAACATCTGAGAGAGAAACTGTTGGAGCTCGTAAAAGAGTAGAAACAGAAAAATTCAAAACTCAGTTAAATGAAGTTCTCCAAGATGCTAAGTCAAAACAAAAAGGCAAACAAATGGACTTAGAGTTTTTTGCGAAACGTCTTGGTGAATCTGTAGATGAAGAAGACAAGTTAAAACAACAAGAACAAATTCCTGGTTCAGAACCACAAGGTTAAATCAGGGAAGGAGAAAAAAATGGCAACAGAACAAGAAGTAAAGGTTGTAGAGCAAGACCCAATAGTTAAATCTACAGTGGAACAAGAAATTTCATTAGTAGAGGAAACCGTAGAAGAAGGTGTAGAAGCATCAGAAGAAGTGAATTGGGAAGCGGAAGCTAAAAAGTTTCAATCTATGTATGACAAAAAAACAGTTGAGCTTAACAAGAATGACACAGAGTCTGAACAGTTAAGACAGCTAAAAGGACTTCTAGAAGAACGTCCTGAACTTGTAGATACAATAGAAAGAGAACTTGCTGGAGAATCTAATGTTCAAAACAATTCCGGACTTGAAAGTCCTGAAAGTTTTGACCCTTGGGAAGCCTATCACAAGCCAGAATCAGCATCTTATAAATATAGGGTGTCGAACGAACAAAAGCTTGTGCACGACACAGTCGATAAAGAACTTGCTAAGTTAAAAGGACAAATGGCAATGAATAATTTAAAAAGCGAATTAGTTTCAGAACATAATCTTGGAAAACAAGATGCAGAAGAGTTTTTAAAGTTTGCTACTCAACCAAAAGCTAATCTACCTATAGAAACCTTAATAAAGGTTTGGAGAGAAGACAGAGGCGAAAGTGGCCCACAAAATGAAAACAGAAAAGCTGTTCAAAAAGCTAAATCAATACCTAAGCCTGCTGGAGTTTTACAGGGTGGAGAAATCCCTCAGAAAAATGAAGCAGACCAAGCTTGGGATAGAATTATGAAGTCAGGTTCTCGTAGCAAGTTAAAAAAATAACATACATAAAACTAGGAGATTAAAATGGCTTTTAATCAAGGACAGCTAAAGGCTTCCAACATTACTGCCGCATCTACAAGTGCTGGTTACGGAACAGCTCCGGACCAAAGAAAACTGTATGACTTCTCTGACAGAGTTGCAGAACTTGCCCCAGAAGAGTCACCGTTTTTCGTATACTTGAACCAAGTTTCAAAGAACCCAACAGATGATAATGTGTTCCGTTTTCTCGAAAACAGAACAACTGTCAACTACACTTCTAGAAACTTTAATTTAGATGCAGACGTAAATGGCGGGTCAGCCGTAACGGCAAACAGCGTACACGCATTCCAAGTTGATGATGGTGCTGGTGCAGCAATTGGATTCCTTACAAAAGGAATGGTATTTGCAGTAGGAGTATTAGATTCAACAGCAGGATACTCACAAGTGTTAGTTAGAGTTGAGTCAGGACCTACAGTCGGTGACGCCGATACTACCTTCCAAGGTAGAATCATTGAACTATCTAGTGTGACAACATCTGGTTATAATATTCTTTCAGATAACGATGGTTGCCAAATTATTGGTACATCATTTGAAGAAGGAACAGCATCACCAGATACGTTTTCAGACACATTAGATGACGACTACGGTTATACTCAAATCTTTAAAACAGCCTGTGAATTAACAAATACAGCAATAGCAACACGTCACCGTGGATATGCTAATGAGTTCGATAGAATTTGGGCTCAAAAACTACGTGAACATAAAATTGACATTGAAAGAGCTATGCTCTTCGGTCAAAAAGCTCGCGTTAATGGCGTTCAGTATACTGAAGGTCTAGTAGGAAATATCTTAAAAAATGTAACTCCAGTCATAGACGACTCTGCATTATCTTATTCTTCAGGAAAAGGATATTACAGAAGTTGTACTACAGCTGAGTTAACATATGATAGATTACTATCAGACTTAGAAGTAATATTTGACCCAGCAAGAGGCGGAGCAAGCGAAAAACTTGTTATGGCTTCTTTACCAGTAATTTCATTCTTTAACAAAATGGGCGACGGTGCGTTTATCGATTCATCTGCCGGCTACTCAAATTCACCTTACAGGGTAAATATGAGCAACGTTGAAGGTAACTTTGGTCACAAATTGATGGAAATCAATACTGTGCACGGAAGTATGTATCTGGTAAAACAACCTCTATTTAGAGGAGTGGCAAGTGGAATGATGATGATGGCTGACATGAGTCAGTTAGCATACAGACCACTAGTAGGTAATGGTTTAAATCGTGATACTCAAATTATGACAAATGTACAAAGTGCAGATGAAGATTTGAGAAAAGATATGATTCTTACAGAAGCAGGTCTTGAAATCACATTACCAGAATCACACGCTCTATTTAATGTGGAGGGACTATAAGATGAAAACGAAATATCTTAACGAGAATAGTGGAGACTATGGAAAGTTTGACTTCGTTGTA